TGGTCGTACAGAAACTCGTTAGCAACGAAACAGTAGAACGGCTTCGGAATGTCGGCTATGTGAGTAGCCACAGAATTAGCGGTACCGCAACCGCTTTTTTAATCACTGTCGGGTCGCCTGATAAGAGTACCGCCCCGCATTTTGCGCGCTCTACCAGACTTGCTTTTCATCCGCTTTGGCACCATATTGCTTTTGCGCCGTGCTTTGCCACCTCGCCCCTTAGACTTTCCGCCACCACCACGACCAAGCGTAACTCTTTCTCTTCCGTATCCAGTTTCAGAATCTGGAACCCTTGAAGCGGCACGACGAGCCGCAGAAAACGATTTTCTGTCGGCACTACCGCTACGCAATCCTTCAGCGCTAAGTTTTGTGTCTCTGCTTCGTGGACTCTGCATGGCGCCAACAACTCTGGTAATTGAAATACCACTTGGTACATCGCCAATAAGACTCAACACATTTTCAACCTGAAGAACAGTCGCACGATACTTTTTAGTAAACGCAGCATCGGCAGCACCTTGCGGGTCGGGGTCATTACGCTTGACGGCGCTGTTGTACATCTTGTCATAATCTTTGAGCATTTTCTTGCCAGCCTGCGCCGCATCCATTTTTGTGCCACGCCTAGCAGCATTTATGGCATACACACCAGTTTCTACACCCTGCGCTTCCGCCCTTGTCTTAGTTCCATCCGCTTGCCTCTGAAGCAACTGGCGATTTTCTTCAGAAGTCGTTTTACTTCTACGACTCTTTTGACCACGCCTAAGAAATAGTTTCTTTCCACCACTACGCATACCAGCACCACCGACAGCGGCATTCGCAGAAGTAAACCTGCCTCTTTCATCATGGTACGGATTCGCCTTCTCAACTGTTTCACTGCGCCTAATGTTTATTGTTCGCTCTATCTTCAACGCAGATTTCGCAAGAGCGAAGTAGGCATTCAACTGGTCAATGGCTGCATCCATTTCTTCCTCAGAATCAAACGGTTCCGCCTTGTCGTAGATTTCTTCCAACTCCGCTTCAGTAATGTCTGGCTGTTCAGATGCCATACTTCAACCTTCCACTCTTAAATATTCTACCCAAAACAGCCTCAAAAGTGCGAACATCCGCCGCAGACATACCGTAGGGCTTTGACATCCCATCTGGTCGTGCCTTGCCGCTAGTCATCTGCTTGATTCGCTCAAGCGCATAGGCACGATGCTTCGGATTCTTGAACCGCTTGGCGGCAGGAGTCATGTAGTCACGAACCTTCTTCGCTTTCGCTTTATCACGAGCATTCTTCGGTTCAATCCTGGATTTCATTTGCCCAGTTCGTGAAACAAGAGTGTCAAAAGCATCACGCTGTTCGGCATTGCGTTGGTCACGCCTTGCTCGCCGTTCTTTAGAAGAAAGTTTTGACCTACCACCTTCCGAAGAGATTGTATGACTTGTTCTCTCGCCCATGCTTGTTGAAATAAGCATTGCGGCATTTTCAACAGCCAGCACGCTCGCCTTGTACTTCGTGGTAAACATTGCGCTTGCTTCATCTTGCGGGTCTGGAGAATTATTTTTTACCGCTTTGTTGTACATCTTGTCGTAGTCTTTGAGCATTGCATCTGCCGACTTTTTCTTTAGCGCTTCAAAAGCACGCTCCATGCTACGAACTTCAGAAGGGAATTCTTTCCTGCTGGCCATCCACGCTCTAACTTCTGCTATTTTTTCTGGAGTTGGATAGTCACTTCGTTCTTCTGAACTGCCACGCTTTACCGATGGCCTCTTTGATGCACCACCAGTTCTGCTTAATTTTCTGCCACCGCTACGCTTCTTACCACCGCTACGCATCCCAGCACCGCCAACTGCGGCATTGGCGGAAGTAAACCTGCCACGCTCATCGTGATACGGATTCGCTTTTTCAACCTTCTTCCGATTCTCATAACGCTGAAGCAAACTACGACCCTTCGCAGCAAGACGAGCCGCCGAAGCCCTATCTCTCGGAACAGGTTCACCCCAAGCCGCAGCCGAAAGAGCAAGCCGTGTTGGTTCACCCTTATCGTTCTTCATCGGGCCAGAAGGGTTCGTGAAGAAGCGGGTAAGGAAAGAACCTTTACGCCGCATCTTCTCAGGCGTATCCGCCTTACCCTTCACTCCTGGCTTCAGATTTGCACCTTCCTTCCGCTTGAAATGGCGACGACCAGCAGCGGTGAGACCACCCTTCGGGTTTTTAAGTTTCGCATTCTTCTCCACAATGTCTTCAAGCATCATCTTCCTCGTTCGCTTCTTCTTGCGGTTCATGATGGTCGGCAAATGCACATCGCTAGAAGTCGGGTTGTTTTTAGACAAAGCAGGCACAGCCACCAACTCTAAATCACCGACATACACCTTGCCAACCCATCCCCGCTTCCTTTTTCTATCTCTCTTAGGTGGCTTCGGTTGCCGAAACACTAAATCCGCTGGAGCATCCGAAGCGGCACGCAACTGGCGAAGTTGTTCGGCTGGAGAAGAGAACATCTTCTGCCGCAAACGCTCACTAAATTGGCGGCTTTGCTCAATGCGCTTCTTGCTCTTTGGTCGCTTCTGATAAGCCGCTTCACGAGCCTGCTTCGCTTCCGCCTTTTTCTGGCGCTTTGCAGCGGCTCTTGCCGCATCGCCCATCACTTCAGTTCGCTTGTCTTGCAGAGCCTTCATCTTACGCCGATATTCAGCCTGCTGCCTCTTCACAGCAGCCGCCGTCTTTTCGCCTTCCGTAAGCCTCTTTGAACCTTTCGCTGGCTTTCCAGTCCTACGGTTCATCACTCCACCACCAACCGACCTTCCAGTCATCGGGTCAAACAGATTGTTTTTTGAGTCAACTAGGTCATCAATCTTTTCATCAATCCGAGCAATCCGTTCCTTGTAATCGGCTTTGCGCTTTCCATTTTTCTTGCCACGCTTTCTCGGCGCTGGCTTAATGGTGCGCACCCTTCTAGCACGACCACCAGAGCCGCCTACTGCCGCATTTGCCGAAGTAAAACGACCTCTTTCGTCGTGATACGGATTCCGCTTGGAAACCCTAGCCACGCTTCACACTCTTGAACTTTCCACCACGACGCTTGTATTCCTGAACGAGCCAGCCGTTCGCATACGCCGATGGGTAGACATCAAATTTTGCCTTTGCCGCTGCCTTTACTCTGGCGTACAACTTGGCATTCGTCGGCACATTCTTGCTCTTCTTAATGGTGCTTACCATAATCGGTTTCTTACCCTTTCTGCCGCCTGTGCTTTCAGCCCTGCGTTTACGGCTAACCGCAGAACGAATCTGTTCTTGAGACATGGATGAAGCCCTTGATGCTGGAACACACTTCGGATACTTACCTTTACTCGCATCACGGCGACCACACGGTTCATAACCGCCACCTTTCTTGGGGCGAGACAAATCTACCCAGTTCTCTTTGAACCAGCGAGTAAGACCGCCACTTGGCTTCGCCATGACTACCTCTTCTTTTTCTTCTTGCTTGCGGCAACCGTCTTTCGCTTGATGCCGAACTGAGATGTGAACCTGTTGGCTTCCTTCAGAATCTTGCTAATGGGCGCATCAATCACACGAACATTCTGGCGATAATCATTACCCAACTTTCCATCCTTCATGTCAAGTCCGAGAACAGCCGCCCAGCGATGGTGGCCGTCTACAACATAACCGTCACGAGAAACAAAAATTGGTTCTTTGAGAAACTTCTTGTCTTTCGCCGTCATCATCCCAGCGACTTTTTGACCTTCCATATTGCGCTGAGTTGCTTTCAGTTTGTCGGCACGCACCGTCGTTGGCTTGCCTACCTTGATTCCTCGCTTTTCCATGTGCGCAATGAACTCGCTGGTCGCATCATATTCATCCTTCGGGTCTTTGCCTTTCGCTTTGCGTTTGGCATTCTGTTTTTTCAGTGCTTTGTCTGCCTTTGAACCTTTGACTACTTCACCCTTCGCTTGTGGCATGTCTGCTCGGTCAATCCCTTTATTGCCACCGCAGAAAGCGCTAGCCCCTTTGACAGTCACCTTGCACAAGTCATAGACGAGTTTTTCGCCACTCTTTTCCATCTCCGTAGCAACTTTTGCCAACTTTTTAATGAGAGTGTGCGCACCTTTGACATTCGGCATGTCAATCTCTTCGCCATCCATCAATCTCTTTGCCGCTTCACGAACACTTCCAGAGCGACCACCAGCGAAAGTTATCTCTTTGTCAGAGCCACGCTTCATCTTCGGCTTACCGCCAGCCTTGCCACCGCCAGCACCGCCTTTGCCACGAGTCCACTGATTGCCACGGAACGGATGACCTGGAAAATCGCCTTTTGACACGGCACGCTTAGACTTTCGCATTACGACTGCGACCTTGCTATTGCGCTTTTTTGCTTTCTCAATAGCAGTCACAACAACCGCCATTTGCGCACGATTCATCAAATCCCAATACCTATCATCTCTCTTAGCAATTTGCGGCAAAGCCACCGCCGAATCGTCACATCCGCACTTTTCTATCTCCGTAATCTTGTCAATCGGCATGTCGGTTGTCTGCCGCTTTCCAGTTCCATGAACACTGAAACCGACATAGCCACCCTTCTTCACTTCGCCCCACACCCTGTCATCATTCACTTTGAAGCCAACCCACCAGCCAACAGGAATCACCCCAGCAGGAATACCGAGAGCCGCCTGCTTTTCTTTGGAAAGCACCACCGACTCCACCATTGTTGAAACGCCTTTGCGGATGTGCATTTCTCCGCCATCCCGTGACTTCAGAACATACTCGTATGCGGCTTTTTCAAGTTCGTCTTCGGAGTCAATGAAGTCGTCTTGGCGGTCAAGCAGAACTTTATCGGAGGTGTCCTTTATCACCGAAGCCCAGCCGAACACAAGTTTTCTGTCGGCATCAATCTTTACGATGGTTCCAGCCGCCACTTCAGACATACAAACTCTACGATAGCCGCTGACTATCTATGAATGGTAGCCCTAGTTGAACAGTTCCCTTGTGGTGGCAGTGAGACTTTCAATGGTGATGACCATACCGACAGGAATAGCCAGCACGCCGTCATACTCTGGTTCTTCTGCGCTGATATTCCACGACTGGGCGAGAACGAGATGGTCGTCTACCTTGTCCTTCAAGAGCCAGCCAAGCGATTCCACTAGGCACGGCTCATTCTTGATTTCTGAATCGGAAATCCAATCATTAGAAACTGAGTGGGCATCTTTCCATACGACACGGACTTTTTCGTTTCTGGTCATGTCAGTATCCTACTCGTTGAAGGCTAGCGCCATTGGTAAGCCAGACAATAATCGGATGGTCGGGCGGAAGTTCATTGATGCGTATTCCTGTGACCGACTCAATGTACACACTAGAAGACTTGAGTATTTCTGACTTCCTAGAAGCAAGCGAGTTGGCACCACTACCCTCACCGTGAATGATGTAGGTTACGACAGGAAGCCAGCCACGGTAATACTCTTTGATGGTCGGGTTCTTGCTTCCGCCCATAAGCCACCAAGCGGCAAAACCCTCCGCAAGCATTTCATGCTTATCTTTCCGAGCGTAGTTTGAAGGAAGCGAATTTTTGTATTCTCTAAACAACCTAGAAGCGCTGGAAGCGGCAGGAATACCCATAGTTCCCATTGTCAAATGATGACCTATCTCATGTATCATCACCGCATAAGCACCTTTCTGAGCAACTTGTTTTGGCGCAGATTTAGGAACACCCACCATACCAACATCCTGTGTGTTCTCAACGCCCATCGTATTTGGAACAACTGCGCCACGCATACCTTTCGGGTCAAACAGCGACAAGTCAGATGCGGTTGGATAAGTTCCAGCACCTTTGCCTCTTGTGTTCATTTCTATTGTTCCCGATTGGATTTCCGAGCGCCTGTATGTAGTTGAATATTTGCCATCTGACAATCCTGGAGCATTAGTAAAGTTAATATTCAAAAGCCTGACATTAATCCCCATGGCTTTCGCTTCTTCAAGCGCCTGCGCAACACCCAACATTTCTTCAAGCGCATACTTGGATTTCGCAAACTTCGGTTCAATAGAAACGGCATTCTGCGTCACCCCAAGAATCCTGTTGATTGACCTTCTAACTTCTTCAGTGGTTCGCCCATACCGTTTCTTCGCTTCATCAAGCGGCAATGTTTGAGCGGTTCCGTATTCTGGATGGCGAGGCATTAGCAAAGCAGAACTACCGTCAACGGCTTTCTGCTCAACAGCGGCAAGCCGCTTAGAATCGCTAATGGTGTGATAGCGAACATTCGCACCTTTTTTACTGCGTGAGCGTGAACGGCGTTCGGCATAAGTAGAACGACCACCACGCCCACTAACTGCGTTGTTTGCGGAAGTAAAACGACCTCGTTCGTCATGGTAGGGATTTGCTTTTTCAATGGTGGATTTAGACACCGAACCTTTCGGAAACACGATTCCAGAAGAACAGCGGCAGTTCGGGTGAGAAGCCTGCGGATAGGCAAACGCTTCGCCGTTGATGGTAGTCCAATACCCGTCAATGTCTGCTTCTACGCCATCCATCGGGCCGCAGATAGGACAAACAAGTTCATCTCTTGAAGTCATCCAAATCCGCTTTGCGTTCGGCGGCAAATAGCCTTCTGATGCCATCTGCTTCCAATACTCTGTTTGACCTTCCCCCATAGCACGAGCGATTTCGGTTCTGGCAATGGTTTCGCTTCGGTACTTCAACAGCCGTTCGGCATACTCATCCGCACGCTTATTCGCCAACCGTTTAGCAACACCGTCAGCGAGCATCTTGTTCAGGTACTTGTCAACGGCTTTTGAGTGCTGTGGAAGCAAGCCAATGTGCGACCTTATCTTCCTCGCCGCTTGAAGCGTCGTGATGTTGCCTTCAATAGCATCTCGCAGAATGTCGCTAATGGTTTGCCTAGTGACACTGTTGAGTGTCGTAGACAACTGGACAGAAAGATTATTCGCCGTGTTCCGAACCGCTGGATTAAGAACATTGAACTCTCCGCCGACATCAACAACTTTCTGCGTTACTCTCGCACCAGTTTCCATCGCCGCTTCAACAATGTCGTCAAGCCTCTTTTGCGAAATGACAAGCGATTCCAGCCTTGAATCAATCGGGTCGCCAAACGACAGGTCGCCAGCATCAATCTCATCCAGCAAATCCTTCAACGCACGACTTCTGGAAAGAGTGGCAATCTGTTGAAGAAAAGCGTCACGGAACATCTCTTCAAGCGCATCATAAGCGGCAAGCAGTTCATCTGCCAGCGCCTGTCCTCGGATGCCACGAATCGGCATCACTTACTCCAGAATCGGCTTTTGCGGCTTTGCTGGTGGAGAAGGTTCCGCTGGCTGTGCCGCATTATTGCGTGGTCTAGCAACCGCCTGTTCCTGTTGAACAGCCTGCATGTCACCTTTCGCACTCTCACGCTTTTCAGGCAACTTGGCAAGCGAGCGCAAGTGATTTTCAAGATTGTCATCTGGAAACAGCGGAACTCCTGCACCAGCAAGAACCTGAATGTAGTTGCCGAGTTCACCCAATGGTGGCGCTTCAATGTCGCCGTACTCAATAGTCGGCAAATTCTTGACATCAAACCCGTTGACACCGAACAATCGTGGAATGGCGAACTGGTTGAATACGGTACGGATGATTTCTAGCCAGCACCGCAGCGAAATGGCGAACAGGTTCGTCTTGTCTGATGAGAGCGCATAACTTCCGTTCGCTGACTGGCCGAGCAAGATGAAGTCGGCTAGAACGCTGGTAGCAATCCGCTGGTCGTAGCGAGTGATGATTCTGTCCGTGTCAAACTGTCTGCTTCCTCCAGCCGAAATCAGTTCAAGGCGGTAGAGCAGGTTGTTCTTGTCATCGTAGATGGCTGGAAGAATCATTCCTTCTTGCTGGTCACGACGAATGTTGCGAACCGCATCCTTGTAATCTCCATAGATTGACTGCGCAATGGCTGAAGCATCCGTTCGCATGATTTCTGGGTCAACATACATCACTGGAAATCCAGCAAGGTCACGCTCAACGCCGATGGCTTCTATTTCTTCAATGCGGCGCTTGAAATACCACGGGCGATAGGCGTTGCGCAGAATTGAACGCCCTTCAGGATTGTTCTTGTCAGAAGTCGTTCTAAACAGAAGAGCCTTCTCAATCGGAATGGTGCGAAGCGTGAAGTCTGGCGGGGCTGACTGCACCATTCCACGAATGCCGCCGTTGTCGTCAAAAATCCACTCTTGGCGTGTGTCTTGCGCACGAATCGGCAACTTCCTCCAGCCGATAAGACCGTCATCGTACTTGGAACGGTTCTCCCCTACGGAAGTTTCTTCATTGCCTTGACGACGCTTGTACACGATTTCATGCAGCGACCAACCGTAAGGAAGCATCGTGAGTATTTCGCTGATGGTATCTTCCCAAGAAGTACTCATGTCGTTCATGCATGATTCAACGAACTTCGCCGCCCGCTTATCTTCAACCGAACCAGTCGCAGATTGAACACGCCACTGCACTTGGCGAACGAGTTTGTCAATGGCGAATAGAATCGCACCAACAACTGGGTCGTTATCCCGCATTTCACGGTAGGTGTTGATGGCTCGGTATCCCTGCAACTGCGGCAGGAACTCTTCAAAAATGTAGCCAGAAGTTCGCCTTAGTCCAGTGGAACCAGCCTCACGGAATAAGTCTTTGTCAGCCAAAATGCGACACTCCTAGAAATCGCACCTGAACCTACCACAACAACCGCATAAAAAGCAAAGCACCCCCTGTCACCGCCGTTCCCGCAAATGGATTGGCGATGACAGGAGGAATACTTTTGCTATTCCTTCATCCGCTACTGCGGATTAGGAATTAGCGGCGACGAGCGCCCCTTCGCTTGGTGCCGCCCCTTGCGCGGGTGCGACCCTTCGGGCCACGACCCTTGTTGCCCCGCTTGTTGCCCCGCTTGTTGCCCCGCTTGTTGCCCCGCTTACCACCTTTGGTCTTGCCACCACCGCCGCCTGCGCCGCTGACAACGACATCATCGGTGCTGAGACCAGCGATGTCAAACAGTTTGATACCCATGTTGATTGCCTGATTCTTTCTGCCACTTCTTGTGGCGAGCAACACAATACGACGCAAACTCCATTAAGGCAATCATCAACTAATGCGTCAATGGTTAGTCTTCGTCGTCGTATGCCTCTCCAGGCTTCGGAAGCGTCTTGCGAACCTTCTTTGACAAATAGAACAGGCGAGTCGGAATACAGTAGACATTCCGTTCCTTTCCGTGACCGAAGAACTCCTTCATCTGGTCGTGCTGCTTCGGATGCGCATAGACGAGCAGATTCTCTGGATTCGCAACACGAACGGATTTCAGAGTCCACTTGCGATGTTCAGCCGCTTCCGCTTCCGTAATCTTGATGTCGGTTCGCTGTGAGCCTACAAGGTTCTGCGTTTGAATAGCCGCCCACGGAAGCCGCTTCGGATAGGTCTTTGACGCTATTTCAACGAACTCATCTTCTTCACGAATCTGAAGGTCGGGCATCACTCGCACACCGACTTCCTGCAAGTATCGCCCAATCCAGCGTGAACGATACAACTGCCAAAGCGATGCCGTTCGTGGCATGTCGTTCGGCGTGAAGTTCGGTGTGATGGCGTACTTGATTTTTGAATGGATGACCTTGCTCATGTGGCTGACAGGGTTATCCCACCACGGGTCAATGTATTCATCCCAAGTGTAGAACGAAATCATTATCTTGCTCAGGTCTTTCATCCCCGAAGTGCTGTCAATACCCCAGTTGTAAAGCCAATAGCCTTCCCATCCAATGTCTCTGGTGGCGCTGCCAGCCCAAGTGTGTAATGGTTGCGGAAGTTCTTCAATCAACATGTCTTCACGGAGATACGGTATTTCCCAGAAAGTTGCCCCTGGAAAGATAAGGTCATCTTTCAGTGTGTAAACGCCACTCAAGTCATCGGGCTTGTTCTCAACATCCGACTCATCTTCTTCACTGCCGCCCAACTCTGCGCCGAAACCGTCATCCCTTTCGCTGTCGGCAAACGACTGCGACACCCCGATAAGCGGGTCGTTCTGCGCAAGCGTTTCTTCTCCAGCGGTATTGGATGCCCAGATTACTTGTTCAACCTCTGCTGCGGTTGCGTTCATGATGGTTTCCATGTCTTGTTCCGAATAGCCCGTACCGCTGGAACTTCCCAAGTCTTTCAACAACTCCGCCAGAATGGTTGTGTCATAATCCGCTAGGTCGTTGGTTCGGTTGTCAGCCAGCACGATTCGCTTCGCCCCGTCATCATCAACATCCACGAACACAACCGCAATCTGAGTCCACCCCAACTTCTTTGCCGCCTGCCAAGTGTGATTGCCCGCCAGAATCTTTTTGCTGGATTTCTGTACGACAATCGGGCGGTACTGCTTATTCACTTGAAGCGAGTCGGCAATGGCAGCGATGTTGCCTTTGCGTGGATTCTTGTCGTAACCCTTCAGTGTGTCAATGTCAACAATCTCGGTTTTAGTTCCAAGAATCTGGTTCGTCGTCATGGTTGTCTCCTAGGATGATTTGCCTTACTTGATTTCTTTCTATCTCGGTCATCCCGCCAGCGATGCCCTTGATTAGATTCGTTTGAATCGCCCAAATCCTACAATGTTCTAGGACTGGACACTGTGAGCATAGTTCTTTGCACACCCTGACGGTGCGAACACGCTCGCAGCAATCGGCGTGAACAAGGCATTTATTTGAACAGCGATGGCGAAAGAACTGGGGCGTCTTGTCGTGGCAAAGCGCAAGTTTACGCCACTCCCTTCGCAAGTATTTGTCTTCCGTAGAGGGCAATGGCGGTAGCGTCGTAGATGTCTTGATTTCCTTCTGCCGCTGTGTAGAGAGCATTCCATCGCAGTCGTAAAAATTCTGCGACTTGGGATTTGTCAGCGTTTCCTTTGCCCACCACCGCTTTTTTCCAACTTGAGACATTGACCGTGTACGACGAACATTCCCTCTCATGTATCGCACCTTGAACAGCGCCAGAAGTGAAGCACTGAACAATGGTGGAACGGAAACCGCCACGACCAAGAACGGGGAGTTCGTAGAAGCAGTGAACTATTCCGTCTTTCCATGTCTTCCTCGCCTTGTCAATGGTAGCCAGCGTCAAGAGCCTAGCCTGACAACACGATTCGGGGCCGCTTTTGCCTAGTTTCTTGGCGGCTACCACTTCCCAAGTCTCATTCGGATAGAAGATGACGAATGCTATGTGAGTGGCAGAAGGGTCAATGCCAATGACGATGTTGTTATCACCCATGCGTCATAGAATAGTCCAACTGCGCCCAAGTAACACGGCGACTGCCAAGTTCAATACACTTTGCCGCCAACTCGGTAAACGAACGAAGTTCACCCGTTCGGAGTCGGTAGTACTTGCTGTTCTTCAGGATTGCACCGTCAGACTCTGCACGCTGGATAAGAATGGTCAATTCCATAGCACGAGCATAAACGGCGTTGGCGTATTCCATCATCGTCATTTCGCCTTTGTCTATCGGCGGAGACTGCCTGCCAAGTAGAACGGCAGTGTATTCGTCAATCTCTGTGCGGATGTCGCCTATCGGCGGTACACCGCTATTTACCTTGACTGTCCGAAGTGATGTCTGCTGGGTCGTTGACCCTGTGACAAATGTGCGAGTACGGACACGCATTGAAGGTTGTGCCTGTTTGCGCTTCACACTCTTCTAACCTTTCTGGCAACACGCCGTTCTTGATTGAATCGTTTAGTTCTGAAAGTATCTCGTGGATTTCATCAATGATTTTCGGGTCACGATGGATGGCTATTTCATGCCACTGCTGGTTTGACTTGTCCTCGTAGACAATCACCGCTTCCTGTAATCCACTAGCCAGAAGGTATGCGTGTACCTGCTTGATGTGCGCAGGCATCGCACCTCTGGCTTGCACCATCTTGTATTGGCTTGTGCCTTTCAACTCAAACATCCAACCTTCGTCTTGGTTCAAACCGTCAATGGAACCTTCCAGCATGAGTTCTGGAACATGGATGCCAACTTCAATGTCGGTGAGTATGCCTGCTTCCAGCAACATAATCTGCCACCGCAAGTGTCTGAAGTGACCGTCATTGAAAAGATTCTGAAGCACAGGGTCGTACTTGGCGAGCGCAGGCGCATCGTGGTAGCCGTACACTTGCGCTCTTGGGCATTGGTACAACTGCGACGGATGAAAAGCACCAGCACGAGACTTCGCAATGGTCGGCTTCAGAATAGACATAATTCTCTGCGCCGTTTCGTCGCTTGTAATCTTGATGCCGCTTGGATGCTTGACGAGCCACGGTGTCAATCGTGGCGTGATGCGAGAGTTCATCTTCGCAAACCGAACTGCTTGTTTGAGTTTCATTTTTTTCCCTTCGTGATGGTCATTGTAACCGTAATGTCGTACTCTTTGAAGTACACAACGAACACAGGTTCCTTGAGTTGCTTCACTGCATTCTTCCACAAGTCACGCAGTTCCGAGCCTTTGATGGTGTAAGTCTTGTTCGCATCTTTTATCTCATACAGCGTTTCTTTATCGGAAGCATCATTCTTGATTCGCAAAGCGCCTGACGCTGGATGAGTCCTAGCGCCACGATGCTTCGCTATTTCTTTCTCGGTCTTCCTGCCTTCTTCTTGTCTGGTTCTAACTCTCCATCGGATTCCCTTCTTGGATTCTGGCGCTTCAACATCGCCAGATGTATCTCTTCGGATACCTTCCGATTGCTTTTTAGCCAGCCACGGAAGTTGTCCATGCCGACTATCTTCTCGTCTTCGTTTACCCACCATGATTTCCCTTCGTGTTTGATGATTTCTGTGAGAAGCCCGCAACTAATCAAGTATCCGATTTCATCTACTTCTCCACGCACAACATCCCACATAAACAGGACTTCTTGCGATGGCGCTGACAACTTGCTTTTTTCAAGAGTGGCACGAATGTTGATTCCTACAATCGTGTTCACTTTCGTTTTCTTGCCTTCCGAATCGTATCCATCTGTGCTGTCTTTGACTTTGCCTGCTTTGCGAAGCGCAACACGGTAAGAGGCGTAGTACGGCAACGCTTTGCCACCAGCGACAACCTCTGGGTCGCCAAACATCACGCCGACATTCACACGAGTCTGATTAATAAACAACAACGCCGTGTCTCTATTTGCCGCAGTAATCCTGCGCATCGCAGCAGACATGAGTGCCGCCAGTCGTGCTGGCTGAATGTTTTCTTTTGACATCCGCTTGCTCGCTTCCGATTGTGGAAGCGTTGCTGCGATTGAATCCCATACGATAAGCCCACAATCCATGCGGATTAACGCTTCAATGGTATCCACCGCTTCTTCACCTGTCTCAGGTGTCTGATAGATAAGCGAATCGGTATCCACGCCTATCTCTGATGCCCAATCTGGTTCAAAAGCGTGTTCGGTATCTACGAGTGCGCACGCCAAACCGTCTTTCTGCGCTTCCGCAATGGTGCTGAGTGCGATGTACGACTTCATGGTGCTGTATGCCCCGAACAGTTCCGTGACACGACCACGAGGTATTCCGCCACCTAGCAGATGGTCAATCGGCTTCACGCCTGTAGGAATGTATTTGACTACGAGCCGTTCATCATTCCCCAGCGTCACAACCCCACTGCCGAGTATGGAATTGATTTCCTTCATTATCTCTTTTGCGGTGTTCATCGGTGCCTTTCTTGTTTCAACTTGAGACATGAGTAATCCTAATGGTTGCTATCTGGAAGAAATCCGTTTCTTTCTCAATGCCTATGAACTTGAATCCTTCCAGAACCGCCGCTTTGCCCGTTGAACCGCTTCCCATGAACGGGTCAAGCACCACTCCCGATGGTGGCGTGACAAGCCGAATCAGATACCGCATGAGGTCTGTCGGCTTCACTGTCGGATGATGGTTCTCGTGCGGTGCGTTCATACTGTGCCAAAGACCAGCCGATTTCTTTGAGCGTGTATCAGATTTCTTCTTTTCTCTACCGTCAAGACCTTCGTTTCTGTCACGCTTATTCGTCTTTGAGCAATAGAAGAATCTTGCCGCTGAACCGTCATCACCCATGATTCTGGATGACGATGGATTGTCCTCATCTTCACCGCCGTAATGGAAAGCGCCTATCTTGCTCTTGCCACGCTTTGCTGGATAAGCACCACCTTTCACATCTGGAAATAGTTCCAGCACCTCGTCGCTACCGTCATGGATGAAGTTTGCTGGCCAACGACCACTCTTGGTGCCAGCAACAATCCTTCCAGTGTTTCCGCCACCCATAGCACGATTACCTGAAATGACTTTGCCATCGCTCACGGATACGGTCATTTCTTCGTTACCAACACGGCAACCGTCAATGTTGATACACCCAGCACCGTGCTTCAGAACATTCTCGCCAATGGTCAAACCTGATTCCAGCGGCTTCCTTGCCATGACGATTGGTTCGTGAGAAGGTTTCAATGCGCTTCCGAAGCCGTCATAGATTTCTGCTTGCTCGGTTGCTGGCTTGGTGATAGGAACATCAACTGATACCTGCTTGATACCGACACCGCCACGATAACCGCCATCGGTCTTGTTGTCGGGCGCTATGCCAGTTCCCTTCTTGAAGCCGACCACTTTTCTTTCGGCACCGAGCAACTTGTCAATCGCCTTGCTCACATCAACAGACTTCGGGAAGCCAGAACCGTAGACCCACATAATCTGGTCACGAATCTCAAACCCAGCATCTTCAATGGCAACAGCCATACGGTGATAGGTGCGTGAACCGCCGAAAGAAAGCAAATGGCCCCCTGGCTTCAGAACACGCAGACATTCAGCCCACATTGCGCTGTTGTATGCGATACCTGTGGCATCCCAAGCCTTACCCATGAACCCAAGTTCGTAGGGCGGGTCGGTGACAATGGCGTGAACCGATTCATCGGCAAGTTTCTTCAACTCCTGAACACAGTCACCGTTCAGAAGCGTCACTTTCTCGTCGTTTTTAGTGGCGATTTGCGATAGGCGCTTCTTCATCGTTCCTCCTGCGAACAGTTGAATAAGATTACTAGATGGCTGTCATTGAGATTGGAAGCCAGACTTCATTTTATCCCCAGCGACTGCAAAGCGCCGTTCTTCCGAAGTTGTTCCAGCACGCCATTCAGCGTTCGTTCTCTACGCCAGTTCTTTCCGCCTGTCACGGCACGAGCAGGACAGCGTGCAATCAAATCATCAAGCGATTGAAACGGTGCGTTGACGACAATGGATTCGGCGGCATTGTTCCCGACACCCTTGATTGAAGTCAATCCACGCCGAATAGAGTCACCGTCAATAGACCACGAAACTCTGGAATGGTTCACATCCGCTGGAAGAATCTTAACCCCCATTCGCCGTGTTTCTTTCTCATACTGTTTTTCTTTGCTGGTTCCTACCGTCGTTTCCAGAAGCGCCGAGTGGAACTGCAATGGATAGTTTGTCTTCAAATACGCCAACTGGTATCCGAGAAGGCTGTACGCCGTTGCGTGCGCTCGGTTGAATCCGTAGGCGGCGAATCCTTCCACGAGTTTCCATGCCTGCTTGGTTTGCTTCTTATCCATGTCAGACTTCAGACACAGTTCCTCAAACTTCGTCTTGTTACTTGTGAACACCTTGTCGGCTTCCTCTGAATAGCCAGCGACTGAATGCTTGCCTTTGACCGCTTTGAGAAAGGCGTTCATTTCAATGGTCGGCATCCCCAAGTCTCGCAAGATTTCCAGAACCTGTTCCTGAAAACACGGTACGCCGAATGTCTCGGCAAGATGGCGTTCAAACACAGGACTTGGATACCGAACGAGCGACGGATTCTTTCTGTTCTTCAAGAACTGAGTGACATAGCCGCTGTTGATGGTTGCTGGTCGGTACAAGGCGTTGACGAGAATCAAATCATCAACCGACTTCACGCCGACTTCACGACACCCTCTGGCTGCTGTCCAGCCTTCCAACTGGAACACGCCAGTTTCCGTGTTGCCCCTGCGCAAGAAAGCGAAAGTCTTCGCATCGTCAAGCGGAATGTCTCCCTGCTTCAATCCGCCAATGTTTTCTAGACAACGCCGAAGTGTGGTGAGAGAACGAAGCCCCAGCAAGTCAATCTTCACGAAGCCAGCATCCTCAACATCATCCATCATCATCTGCGTTACCATCGTGTCCGATGAAGGAATAAGCATCGTAGGAATCCAGTCTTCAAGCCGATGGTGCGGAGGCGCAGACACTACGAATCCAGCGGCATGAGCGCCAGGAGAACGGCGCAATGGTATGTCACCAAGTAATCGCAGTCGCTCCGCATCTTTCGGGAACACTTCATCCAAATCGTGCAGGTTCTCAACCCTGCCAAGTGACCGCTGGAATCCATCGCCAAGAATCTTCCGCTTGGCGCTCATGTACTGCACGAACAATCCGCCACGACCAGTTTCTTCATCAAACGACAAGCGGTTGTAGGTGCCTATCTGCGTGATTTCGTACTTGCCTTTCAGGTACTCAATCACTTCGTCACGCCGAACATCTTCAATGTCTAGGTCAATGTCGGGTGGTCGGATACGGTCAAGCGACAGGAATCTCTCAAACGACAACTTCCACTTAATCGGGTCAACCTGAGTGATACCTAGAAGCCAGCAGACAAGCGAACCTGCCGCAGAACCTCTCGCCGTGACAAATGCGCCGTTGTCGTGACACCAGCCGACATAATCGTTGACCAGCATGAAGTAGTCAGCCATGCCGAGTTTGTCAATGGTGGCAAGTTCGTATTCAAGCCTCTGGCGATACCTGCCAGCCTGTTCTTCTGGAAACGACGATACGACATGCTTGATTTGAGCATTACACAACGCCTGCAACTGCCTCAACGGATTCTTCGTGATGGCTGGAATGAAATACTTGTACGAATCCAGCGGCGGAATGGATAGCGAGTGATTTTCAAGTAGCCAGCCACAAGCCTCTTCGGAAGCATTCCACACAGGTTCTGGAAAGTGTTTCTGAACCCAACTCGTAGAAGCAAGATGGTAACTGTCTCCTGGATACGACAAATCTTTCTCGTCGGCGGAATAGGCAATCATCCTCATCATATTGTGAAGTTCTTTGTCTGACTTGTCGCAGTAGTGCGAATCCTGAGAAGCAATGGTCGGCAATCCAATCTGGTTAGCCATGCCGAACAGGGCATCAACAAGTTTGTCATCATTCCAACCGTCACCGTGGTCGGTGCGATGGTTCTGCACTTCCACGAACACCCTGTCAAACAGCGAAGCCAGAAGTTTAGTTATCCTTGCCGCACGCTCAACATCATCATGGACTACCGCCTGCGGAACAAGCCCGAAATAGCAGCCTGTCATCGCAACGATTCCTTCCAGCGCTTTGTCGCTCGCCAAATCTGACAGGTCGTTCAAGTCAAGCAGTGGCTTGTAATGGTAGTTGTCACGGCTGTTTGAGAGCGTGGAAAGCCGTACCAGATTCTGGTAGCCCTTCGTGCTGTAAGCAATGAGCGACAAATGGTTGCGCTTCGCCTTCTTGTCATCCCTGTCCTGAACGACATACGCTTCCAAGCCTACGAACGGCAGTATCCCACTCTTCTTGCACGCCTTGTACAACTGGAAGGCGCCACTCATATTGCCGTGGTCGGTCAATGCGAGCGCTGGCTGTCCTTCACGGCTTGCTTTTTCGGCAAGTCTCGCTATCTCCGCCATTCCATCAAGGCAAGAAAATTCAGAATGAACATGAGTGTGGAAGAAGTTCGTCACTTGTCACGCCATTTCCTATCCAACTTCTTCATCATCTTTTCTCGCTCTTTTCTTTCGGACTGTTCTCTCCACCACTCTTGATGTTCTGCGTCTTGGTCATCGGTTTCATCCGATTCCACAACATCAAACGAAGCGAGACTGTGAATGGTGCGAAAGAAATCCGCCGCTTTCTCATCTTCAAAAGTCATGGCACGACGAACAACATTCGTAGTTCCGCCAAATCTTGCGAGCGAAATCTCACTAACTATGAAGCGCCGCCAGCCTCTTTCATTCTTCTTCTGAAGTATGAACATCACTTGCCTTCCACTCGTGGTTGTGGCCAGACATAATCTAGCGAAGCATCCACTTGCCAGCCGAACTTGAGATAGTGCGATGGTAGTTTGCGAAGAAGATTTGACTGATGCGACTCGTGAAATGCTTTGTCACCGAACCAGTCGGGCGGAACGAAACTGCTTTCGTGCTTAATCAACTTCAATCTCAGGTCGGAAATCTTCTGCGAACAGGTGTCTTGAAACCCCCGACCTTTCCATTCAACGCAAACAAGTATTCCGTAGTTGGAAAGAGACAAGGCGTGACCTTTCCACATTCGGGTTGCTGGATGGTTCTTCCAGCCGTACTTCGTGCCTTCGTATTCGCTCAACAGCGCTTTCAGAATCTGCATGGCTTCAACACGCTGCTTGCCGAGCCGCTTATTATCTAACACTTCCGCACTCGCCTGATAGTCAGGTAGCGGTAGAAATGTCTGCATGGTGTTTATCTCCCCTTCAGAAGAATGGTTCTATTGCTAGTGATTCGGGTGGATTGTCTTGTTCTTTCGCAAGCCTCTTCCACTTGTAGTTCGCTTTGCTTCGCTTCATCTTAGCGGAACGCATCGCCCAATCCGTGATGTGTTGCGGACAGCGAACAACTCTTGGTCTTGGTCTTTCCGCAGATACAAGCCAGAACTGCACCTGCGGTGAAGTAGTTAGAAGTACCCTGCCACACTTGTTGCAGAAGTACGGCTCTTCATGAACCCCGCTGTCGTTTCGCATCGGGGCCATCCTTCTTGCTTAGTCGGTAGCGGTCTTCAAATGGCGTGCCTGGGTCAAACCGATACAAGGTTCCTTGCTCAGGGTCACGCAACCGCAGAAGCGAAACGCCGTTGTCCTCCAACGCACGCAATACATAGCCCATTGAGCGTGGTGAGAAGTTGCCTACCGCATTGCAGATGTCTGACCAAGAGACGATTTCGCCAGATAGCAGAAGTTCCGCTACATCGTGACGCTTCGGTTCTCGGTTCTTGTCAAATGGATTCTTAGTCTTTGCCATAGTGTTCCTCGTTTAGAAGTGGAAGCGGCGCAGGATGTCTTGAAGGGGAGCGAAGCCAGTTGTACCTTGACAATCGCAAGCACCCTGCGCCGCCGAGACTTATTCCTGTTCCTGAATGATAGCAGTAATCAACTGCTCTTTGGTCATGTCTTCATGGTCAATGTCCAGCGAGTCTGCGATGATACGCAAATCACGGAGTTTCATCCCGTTCAAGGTTTCGCTGTCCAGCGACTGTGAATCGCCATCTACCTTGCTCGTCATCGCCTTCATTTCAGACTGCGACTTCAGGATGGCATCAACGGTGTCGTAACCGTCATCATCGCCAGCATCCCACTCAATGTTCCACGCTTCAGCGATTTCCTGTAGCCAGACTTGCTGAGTGTTGGCACATTCCACAAGTTCTTGCTTCGTGTAATCCTCACGCACAATCTGTTCACCCTTGACTGTCGGGAAGATTTGCTCGTAAGTGATGGATGGCGGTGCCAAAGTAGGTGCTTTGCCTGCGGCTACCAACTTCTTCTTTGCCGCAATCGGCGGTGTCGGAATGTCATCGTCATCGTCATCTATCTCGTCATCGTCAACCGATGGTGACGATTCTGGCTTTTCTGTTTCGCCAAGCGCAGATGCTCGTGCATCAATCAGAATCTGTTCAAGGTCAAGTGTCTCGTACTTGGCGAGATTCAACTTTGATGGTGCATCGGGAGTGACATCGTAGGTGGTATCAAGCCCTTCGCCGTGTTTCTGCAACTCGTAGTTGCGGTCAAGAATCGTTCCGAACTTGTCGTACTTCAGAATGAGACTGTTGGCGGCAGTCTTCGCAAGTTTGAGAGGAATAACACGGTCATTGGCAATGTCAACCGCCTGCGTGAGATACCTGAATGATGGTCGTGAACCGTCAGGCAGAACTTCACCCTGAGCCATTGGCACGAAGTTCTTTCCTTCATCGTTCCAATACTCGTGGAAGCCGAACCATTCTTCTGGTTCCGTGAGAAACCGAACCGTGATTCCTTCTGCGGGTACATTCTTGATGTATGTACCCGAAGATGAACCGCCTTTTTTCAGCGATTCTTTCAGGGCTTTGATACTGCCCATCTTCTTTCCGCTTAATTGCATGTGGTGACCCTCCTGTGTGGTCTTTCGTTGTTGATGAACATTACTTGCTATTGCCTCATTGGTCAAGGAATGACTTCTGAGAGATTAGTGGTTGGGTGTCGCTGTGATGACAATCCGCAATACCATAACGGGTTATCACAGACAATGACGCTGAAGGGAAAGGAGTGCTTCCGAATGAAGGCGGAATGACTGTAAACCCTAGCCCCCAACCGTGTCATCGTTACGACTTGCTTTCTGTGTGCGCCTTGATTGACTTCAACAACTGGCGCAGGCGAGTGAAATGTTCTTTGCGTTCTTTCGGCGCCATTCCACCGAACATTCCGAACTCAATCATATTGAAATGAAATGCGTAGTTCAGACACTCGGCACGAACTGGGCATCTTTCGCAGACTTTGCGTGCCTTGCTGTAGATACCCCTACCGCCTTGAATCGGCTGACCATCTCGCTCTGGAAAGAAAATGTCAGCATCCATGCCAATGCACAGAGCCTTGTCTTTCCAGTTGGTATTCGGCTCAATGATTAAGCGCCGATACGGTGTTACTTCCTTCATGGTTTTCTCCTTGTGGTTGAAAGTATTCGTAGAACGAACCGCCGAGGTCTGATTCCAAGTGGATAAGCCTTGCTACTTCTTCTGCCACTAAATCCCGTGGCCCGACAAGTATCTTGCATCCGCTTGGCAGTATGAGTCTTACCCCGATTGCCTGTTCTGGTTGCTCTGGTTTATTCATCATTGACAATCATACCTGCGCATTGACGACAAAGCAACTCCAATGGTCATCTATGGGCGACCCCTCTCCGTGTATTTTCACTAGAAGTGGCCGCTTCTAGGTGCGCAGGGCGTACACAGGCACGATTTCGGCATAAGTGGTCAACTACCACCCCTTCAGGCAGTTCGCCATTCAAGGCTTCATAAATCCACCTATGCGCCCTTACCTTGATTCCACGAAACTTGAACTGCCCATACCCAGCAGGTTCGCAATACCCTTGCCAAACCCAGCACTCGTCTTGGATGGCGATGTGCTTCTTGAAGCGGGCGATTTCTTGTTTAGTTGCTCTCATCGGTGGCGTTGTCTTCCAGAATCGGAATGTCCAGATAAATGAACAGCCATTGCAGAATGTCGTTGAGTTGCTGGAACATCGTCGCTTGGTGAGTTGCTATTTCTGACAGATGGCGAACCCTGTCCAGCAAGCCGAGCATGGATTCCGAAGTCAGTTCTACCGCTTCTTCAAATGGCACCATCTCGCCAACAATGCCAAGTTCTCTGGCACGCTCTACTTGACCACGAACCGATTCGCATAGTTCATCAAATGTTCTCGGATGCGTACTGTAAGCAATGCCCACGAGTAAAGCGTAGCATACGAAGTTTATGTGCGCAGGTGGCGCCGATTTTTGCGAGATTTCAGGCAAAGAAAAACCCCTGCGCTACGGCGGGGGGTACCGTAACGCAGGGGTTAAATCTTGCGTGGATGGCGTTTAGTTCTTCATCACTTCCCAATGCCCTAATCCGCCGTTGTCAAGCAGATACTTCGCCACCCGAAGGTTGCAGTCCAGTTCATAAAGCATCGCAATGTCGCCACCGCAAATGTTTCTAGTCACAGTTCTCCAACTGGAATTGATTTGCAGAAGCCCGATGTCATAAGAACCGTTCTTGTTCAGTGTCCAGATAATGTTGCCTTTACTATCCCACTTCGCATTGACCGCTTTGGGTCGGCAACCCGACTCACGGAATGCGATGTAAGAAAATGTGTCAACTGGTAGCAGCCCGTACTGCTCAAACAATGGTTCAAACTTCGGGCATCTACCAATTCGCTTCGGCTGTTTCTTCGGTTCTTCAACGACGATGGTTGAAGTCGTCGTGCTGGTTGTAGTGCTTGTAGTGGTTGTTGTTTCTTGTGCCTGCCTTACGGCAGGTAAAGGCGGGGCAACGGCAGGTTCGTCGTACATTCCTACGAACGACACTGCCATTGCTACCACAGTGCTTAGCGCACTAGCGATAAATCTGACCATTTACTTTTTCTCCCTTGTGATTTTCAGGTATGGCTTCTTTGCCACTTCTTTGCTGTGCTGTGCAACCGTTTCAACGGAAACTTTGCCCCTTGCTACGGCATCTTCCAATGCTTTCTTGTCTAGCACAAGTTTCGTGATATGTCGCCACACGGTTTCGGATACCGCATCCTTCAAACCCGCTTCATCAAATTCCATGCTGGTCGGGCGAACGATGGTGACTTTTGCCGATTCGCCTTCTTCACCGACTTTGATGGTTTCTAGTTCGTGCTTTTCAAGAAGTGCGAACAGCGCTTCTTTGGCTTCACTGACTCTCTTCTCATGAACATCGGCTTCCTGTTGGTGGAAGTCAATGTCATCAAGTAGGTCTTCAATCGCTCTTTCTGTCTGATAGTTCATTGCTTTTCTCCTTGGTTGTTGTTGGTGAACGCTTTCGGATTGACAACTCTCATCATTTCTTCATGTCTTTCTTCAAGTCTTCTGTCATCTGCTTCCCTTATTTCTTTCAGTTGCTGATGCAACTCTGGATACTTATGTATCCATTTAGGGGTACCGTCATCATTCCATCCGTCACGAATAAGGGTGCAAGCACGAGTCATCCAGCGAACTGAATTTAGCCACTGAAGTTCTTGTTCTTCGCCGTGTTTTGCCACTCCCCAATTCCACGCATCAATCGTGCCTTCGTGCATATTCCATCGTGCGCAGTCTTTGCAGATTCTTACCGTCTTGCGTTTATCACCCAAGACATTCCAAGAAACTTTAACACCGCTTCCTGCTAAGAAACTGTGTTCTTCCACTGCTGCGATTCTGCTCATGGGACAGATGACTGACTGCTTGGCTTTCATTATTTGTCTCCTTTGTTGTTGTTGTTGGGTTCATTGTCATCACGGAATGGGTCATCTTCCGAATCCCATTCCCATGATGGGCGGTCATCTTCATCAAGAAATAGTCGCCCGAACTCTCGTTCGTATTCTTCATCAGTCAGGATTCTGACTTCATCTATGAACGAGTGCCAGCGATACTGCTGGCGCTTGAACACCGAATAGTCAATCCACGAACGGATTGCGAATGCGAGCGCAATGAAGAAGATGGCGAAGTAAAGCGCCCACCCCATTGTGCTGGTGTCGTTGTACGGCTGTTCTTCTGGCAGGAACATAAGCACGCTCAGCGCAAATACAACTGTGTTTGCCATGACCAGCCGTTGGAACGGTGTCAGTTTGTCATTCATTACTTATTGCCTCCTTCAAGGCTTGTGGTGGTTGTTTTGGTATTGCTATTCGCTGTGTCACGGTGGCGGCGCTTGGTGCGAGCCACCGTGACAACGGGCGAACTATTCAAAGTCCCATTCGTTGATTTTCTGAACGGACTTTCCGATTGCGCTCAACGCTTCATCTGCCGTGATTTCCAGCGTTGCATTGCCGTGACTTGTTCTGTACAGGACTTGGCCAGTTTCATCGTCAAGCACCCGATAGGCGCTTAAACCAGTTGCCAGCGATTCAACCCTGAATCCAGCATTGTTGAGCAGGTTCTTGATTTCTTCCAGAAGCAAGTCCGAAGCGGTGGCTTCATTCTTGTACTGCATGTGAACCGCTTGTCTTGTGTCGGCAGGAAACTCGTGGTCAATCGGAACACGAATCAGCGCCTCAATCTTGTAGAAGCGTTCAATCGTCATCGGCTATTTGCCTTCGTTCAGAAGTGCCGATGGCTTGATACGCAACACTTGGCACAAGCGCCAGAAGGTATCCACGCTTGGTGAGAAGTGTTCGTTCTCAATCCGATTGATGGTCTTCCTATCCACGCCCGCCAATTCGGACAGGCGCATCTGCGACAATCCGAGACTGATTCGGGCTTCTGTCAGCCGCTCGGCTAATTCCTTACGCCGTTTGGCGTTCCGCTTGCGGAACTGTGCTTCGGTGATTTTTTTCATTGTGCTTCCTCCTGTGGAAGTTGCTGGTTGTGGTTTTTGGGTCTGGCAATGCAGGTATTACCGTTGAATTCAATGCCTGCCAGAATTGCTCTGGATTCTTCTTCGCTCAGGATTCTGACATTATCCAACTTTGCCAGTTCCTGAAATAGCAGTTTGCCATCTCTGAATTTCCTTTTCATTGCGTTTGCCTCCTTCAAGGCGTTGTGGTTTTGGTGTTGCGGTGGCGCCGCTTTTGGCGAGCGTCACCGTATTCGGTATTCCACCGCCTGCCACCGACATGGGCGGATTGCTTTGCCGATGGCAGGCGGGTATTGCAGGTACGAATCCGTCACCAAGTAGTGCTGATAACGAAGTCGTAGCCGTTCTTGGCGATGTCTTTGACCGTGTTCGGGTCTTGACCTTCGCCTTCCAACTCGTCGTACAGGAACTGCGCCAAATCAGCGGCATGCTGTGTGGGCAGGATACGAACCAGCGAATCGGAACCTGATTCGCCGTTATCGCAAGCCGCCACAAGGGTACCGCCAATGTGGAATAGCACCTGTGTCTTTTCTGTGATGTTGGCAGAGAGTTTGTTGACGAACTGTTTCGGGGAAGCCAACTTGATGCTGACTTCTTCTACTTCCAGTTCTTCCTGCTCTTCATCGCCTTCATCGGAATCTTCGGCATCGCCCGCTTCATCTTCATCGGGTTCGGCTGTTTCTTCCGAATCGGTTTCTTCGGTTTCTTCCGTCACGGTTTCTTCTTCGGGTTGTTCGCTGACGAAGCGAGCGCCCCTTCTTTTCTTAGCCACGGTGTTTTCTCCTATCTTGGTTTGTCGTGGATTTCATTGTACCAGTTGGTTGTCATTGATGTCGGGCTGGTGTTTTTAGCGATTTTTCACCCCCTCTACAAGAATGCGGCTGATGGACTTGCCTAGTTCCATGATGCCGAAGCACTGAATGTGGCGACTGTGACCGTAATTGCCTGCTGGAAGTTGCGAGAACGCTTCCTTCCAATCGGCACCGTGGCCACGAGCCTGTAGGTACGCCAACGAATATCGGGGCAACTGAAGCAGGATGGTTTCTACGCCTGCCTGATTCATGCCGCCCAAGATACCTGCGTAGTCGCCACCGCCCCATGCGCCATCGGTGACGCTGAACAGAATCTTGTGCTTCGCATCCGAAACATGGGTCAGATACGAACCGACAATGTTCAAAAGCGCCTGTGGTTCTGTGCCACCGCCTTCATTGAACAGCGGCACTTCGTTCTTTGCCATTCTGTCATTCGGGCCGCAGACAAGTTGGTAGGTCGTGTCGTACATGAATACCGAACAAGGAATACCTGTGTCTTGGCAAGCGTTCTTGATTGCCCAACTTACCGAACACGCTTCATCCATCTGACCGCCCATTGAACCGCTGGAATCCATCAGAATGATGATTTCACAATCGGCACGCTCGTCGCCATCGTCAACCCATTCGTCAAAGAAATCGGTGTGAAGACCACGACTGTCAATGAACGCACCGATGTTGACGGTGCCGTTGTCTGTTCCACGATTCCAATCATTTTCACGATACGCCTGAAGTTGGCGTAGAGCGCCACGAAGCGACACAGACATTAAGCGCCAGTCAGTGCCGACAGGAATGGTTGCCTTCGCCTGCACAGGGTCTTTGAACAGGTTCGCTTCACGAATCTTTTCAACACGCTTCGCAACGGTTGTCATCGTTTCTTGTGCCTGCTCAATCAGCGTTTCCGTAGTGGCATCCAGAATCCTGCGTGCTGTGCGCACAAGTGCTTCGGCATCTGGATTACTACCGAACTTGGTGCCTGTCTTGCTGGCGCCATTTGCAGGAATGTTGGTGCGTTCGGAATCTTTTTCATCGCTTTCGGGTGAAGGTGGCGCCGATTTTTCCGTGTCTGATTCGGATTCTTCGTCGCCGTCTTCGTCGCTGTCGTCGGCACCGTCATCGGCATCGCCTACAGCGTCTTCATCTTCCTGCTCGCCAGCCGAAGAACCGCCAGACTTGCTTTCATCTTCCTGCTCGCCTTCCTGTTCGTCAGCCTGTTCGTCATTGGCACGGACTTTTTCCACCATTTCTTCAATGTCGCTGGTGGAAGGTGCCGAACCGCCGTTCTGATTGTCGTGACTGTCATATTGGAAACTGTTGGAACCTTTAATGAACGGAACGCCCAGTTCCATGTCAACGATTTCCAAGAATCGCATCACCAGCAACGCAATGTTGCCCTTGTTCGCTTCCAGCCAAATCTTGTCTTTGCTGACGGGCGCATGGCGAAATGTGTCAATGATTAGTTCAAGTTCTTTCATTTGCCCATCCGTTGCCTTGAACTGATTCTGAAAGACAGTGCGTGCTTGCTGAATCAGCGATTGGGGCAGGTAGCGCCTGCCGTAAACGAACAGCCAAAGTTGTGCTTGAACCGCTTTCACTTCATCAAGCGATTGGATGCTGATGTGCCTAGCCGTGTTTTCTACCGCCTTAATCAGGTGCTGAAGTACAGCGGCAGCGAAGTAGTGGCGAACTGGTGCATACTTGGCGACCATGAGCGATTCAATGCGCATGTCTTCAAGCAAGTTCCATGCCCGCTTGCAGTCTTCGCTATTAAAGCGATAGGAGTAGAAAAAGCGAACTGCATCGCTTCCCATGTCGTGCGGATGTTGCAGTTCGTAATCGTTGCTAGAAACCGTGGCAATCATCTTCCACGATTGCATTTTGCCTTTTTCATCAAGCGACAATGCCTCAAAGATTGGTTGCGAATCCAGTTCCTTGACGATTTGACGAATATGTGGCGAAAGCATGTCACGGCAAGATTGCCAATGGCGCTCGTACTTGACGAAGGCATCATGCATTGGCGCCCACCTGACGGAACGGCGTTGCGAATCGGTACCGTACCCGCCGTATGGCATGTCAAACAGTCCGTGGTCTTTGAGGACTTGTGGCGGCGCTTTGTCCGAGGTGTTTTGCGTGAACGCTTGCCATCCTGCTTTCAGGGCTTCAACGCCACCTGTGACTTGGTGCTTGGTCAACCAGAAAGGCTTCTTCTTGTCAGACAGAACCTTCGTCAAAGATGGTGCGAACTTGGCGTTAGCAACCAGCATTCCCCGATTGTGTCGCTCGTACAAGGCAAGCATTGGCACGACTTCTAGCCACCTCGGAATGTGTACAGCGTGGCAGTCGTAGTCATCCGAACCCTGGAAAGATACGGCTTCCTTTTCACCCCGTTCATTAGTTTCCGTTCTGACCTGCGTTTGCCAATAGCGAACCTTCGTGGGCTTGATTGGCCAGAACATTGAATCTGCTGGGTGTGTTCCGTAGTAGTTCGTTGCATGCCCAAAAAGCGCTTCGTGGAAGGTGCTTCCGTTGGGCGTGAACAAGATGTGCGCAAGTTCGTGGTAGTTGATGCCACGGAAATCCATGATTGAGCGCAACGCATTGCCATACGCCTTCGGGTTGTAGCGACTGTTGCGCAGAACCTTGAACCAGTTCAGCAACTTGTCTACTGAGAAGTAGACATTCTTGCCATCGGTGCAGGCGACACCGCCTGAAATACCGCTGGAATCGGTGTGGCAAGCAATGTCCTTGCCAGCAATGACGCTGTTGACACG